TTTACGATAGCGTGGTGGGCAAGAGTCACCGTCAGTCAAAAAGATTGTATTCATCTTTTGAACCTTGTAGTTGTCACGAAAGCGGCGAACAATCTCGTGTGCAATGATAATCACTTCGTTGAGAGGGGTGCCATTCATAACTTCGTACTTGCTGTTGAATGCAAGGTCTCCGCGACCATAAGAATCACGATAGATGGTCTGAGCTTTAAGTTCACGACATGCAGTTTCAAACTCAGAGCGAGCCATTCGCGAATGCAGCAGTTGAAATATAATTGTGTCGGAAAAGTCTAAGTTATATCCAGGCAACGGGCACTGTGATTCGCTAGGATTGTGATAGCGACTCGTAAAGCCATAGACTTCAAAGGGGATGCCTACAGCTTTACAAAATGTCACAAGTTGAAGAGCCTGAACAATTACTCGACCGATCGTGTCACGCATAGAGCCGGAATAGTCAATAAAGAATACCATACCGTGGTTTTTAGCGTCTGCAAGTCGCGTGACACTCTTAAAGATCTGATCTTCAAAGCGATAGGAGTGCAAACGATTGACGTCTAGCGCCCCAGTAGTAGACCGAGTTGCCCGGCTATATTGGTATGCTGCCTTGCGTCTCTCAAACTCTTTAACGAGTATCGCAACATGCTTTTTGGTAGATGCGGCAAACTCTGTCCAGTCTTGAACGACCCGCTCATGTGTCATAATAGTCGAGTAGCGATGTTCGTCATGACGACGAGCAGTCATAATCTCTTTGACTGGAATAATAGATGACATCATGTCCTGAACATAGGGTTTGTTGCACATAACATGAGTCGTTTCGCGAACCTGCATGTCTTGCAAATTTTTTTCAACCTCACGCATAGTCTTAGATTGCAACTCTTGGACAAATGACGAGTGACCGCCTTCATTTCCAGAGCCTTGTGAGTCAGAAGTGTTGTTGTCGGCGTCAAGTGGTTTTGAACTCGACATTGGATTTTGACCGTCACGGCTGTCGCTTTGGTCAGACTGTTGCTCATCGCTGTCGTCTAAAGATTCTTCTGAAGACCCGTCGTTGTCGTTGTCTCCTTCTTTGCGACGAGAGTCAGGACTTGAAGAGTTTTCGCCCGACATAGGATCAATTTCAGGGTCCTCGCCAGTCTCAAACTCTTCAGAGTCTTGCGGTTGATGAGACTGCTGAGTTTGAGGTTTTTCTCCTTTGACCATTTCAGCAATGTCCGCACAAATTTCCAAGACTTCGTCGTAGGTATCTGCAGCGAGGCATCGTTTGTAGATCTCAGTCTCTTTTTCGTTGAGAGGCACATCTACTAGAGCACCGATTTTGGCACGCAAGTTGAGGCGATCAGCAAATCCAAGAGTTGAAATATCAACACCTGAGATTTTAAAAAAGTCTTTTTCGATAAAGTGACGATAGCCATTTTTGAAAGAGAGGACAAGACCAGGATATGTGTCTCTCACAAGTCGTTCAATGCGAACGTCTTCAACAATGTTGCCAATATCAAATGGGAGAGTAGGAAACTTCTCTTTGAAACGAGTCACTGCATCGGATGGAGTATATAGAGCATGTCCAACTTCATGTCCAATAAGCAAGTCAGACACACTCTTATTGTCTGTGTTCCAAGTTGGAAGGCCGAGGACACGATTCTTAACGTCAAAGAATGCTGTCTTGTAGTTGCCGATTGCAACTTGAATGTTCTCTTTAGCCAGAAGTTTGGCTAGGACCGTTTGGGACTCACGATTTGCTACAGCAACCATTGTGAGACTATTCTAGCATAAAACTGAGCACTTGTAAATAAAAAAGTGAAAATTTATGAAAAAAAGTGCGGAAGTTAAGCTACCAAAGACTTCGGGGGCCTTCAGTTAGGCCATTTCCTTGATTTTTGTGAAGTTTTTAACCTTTTCAAACTCAATTTTTTGTTCAAACTTACCTTCTAGCAGGTCTTGCTTATGACTAATCACAAATATACGAGTGTCCGAGTCAAGAGTATTCATAATCTTAAGTAGGTTATCAATGCCGTCAGAGTCAAGACTCGCATCAAACACCTCGTCAAGTATAAGCAGGTTTGTGTTGCTGCTATTTTTCATCTTTGCGACCTGTCTCCATGCAAAGAGTAGACTCAAATCGATCCGTTGTTTTTCTCCCTCGCTAAAAGAGCTGTATGAAAAGTCATCACGATGACGTGAGCGTATGGTCTCTGTAAAATTCTCATCGAGGTTAAATGACACAAAAAAGTCTAAGATTTGCAGATAGTGATTTATAAGTTTATTCATAATCGGCAAATACTGACGAATAATTTTTGTCTTTATTCCAGTGTCTTTTAGTAGCTCAGCAAGAATTTCGTTGTACATTCGCTCTTCAAGTTGAGTAGCCTTTAATTCTTGAAGGGTGTCTCTTTCTGTATAGAGGGCATCAAGAGATGACTGGGCATCAGTGACTTCAGAAGTTTCATGATGTGTGTTCATCAGCGCCGTTAAGTCAGTGATGCGTTTTTCAAACCCACTAATTAAGTTTTGGTTGCTGTGTATTTTGTTGTGAATAGAGTTTAACCTCTGCAACTCGCTCGTGACCTCTTGTATCGAGTCTCCAGTTTGTGTTAAAGACTCCTTAAGCTTGTCATAGCCAGAGTTTAATTCTTGAGCGCTATGCTTACACTCGCTAATCTTATGATCACGAATCGACGAGTCTATGCTCTGGTTGCATGTCGGACACTCCGTGTTATTTTCATAAAACTGAGAGTCAGACACAATTTTTTTAATGTTGTCTTTAATTTGTCTTTCGTATGAAAGCAGAGAAGCCTTTGTTTTTTCATGACGCTGTAACTGTCTCTGAGTCTTGCCATAAGCCTCGCTGTATTCTGCGCTAAGAGACAAGTTTTCTGTTGTCATCTCATCAATGGTATTTCGTAGACCTACTATCTCTTCAGAATATTTTGCAGCGTTGCTTTCGTTTAGTTGTTGCAGCCGCGTTATATGCTTCTTTTGTAAATCAACCTTTTCCTTTAGGGTAAACAACTGGTTTTCAGTGTCTTTTAAGTTGTCCTTAAGTTTTGCAGAATTTTCTTTTAGCACAGAGTTCATCTTGCTAAACACACCAATGTCTAGTAGGTCCTCAATAACCTCGCGGCGGTGATGGCTGCTAAGCTGCATAAAAGGAATAAAGTTGCTGCTGCCAAGTACCACAACTTGATGAAAGCTTTTATGGTTTAACTTTAAGATGTTTGTCTCAAGAAGCTTTTGATAGTCGCGAGAATGTGACTCTTGGTTGACAAGTATTCCGTTTTGCCAAATCTCAAAAATGTTTGGCTTGAGCCCACGTATAATCTTGTAGTCAGACGAACCCATCTTAAACTCAACAGTCACTAGACAATTTTTGCCGTTTATGCTGTTGATAAGTTGAGGCTTGTTGATGTTGCGATGAGGCTTGCCAAAAAGTACAAATGACAAGGCATCAAGCATAAGTGACTTGCCTGAGCCGTTATGACCTACAATCAACGTAGAACGAGAATCGTTTAGATTCATCGTAATCTCTTTGTCTCCTACGCTTAAAAAATTACAATAGGTTAAAGAAGTAAAAATAATCATATGCCATCAATTAGTTGAGATTCAAGGTAGAGTTCTTGAAGTTTAGTTTTTATGCGAGTCTTATCAAGGTCTGTTTCAATAGCGTCAACATAACTGTTTAATAACGAAGGGGTGTCTGACACCTCGATGGTATCGTCGTCTATAGAGTCAGCGGAATATTCTATAAATGACTCAACAATCTTGAGGTCAAAAGGTTCACCAGCATTTATCGAGTCAATATACTTATCAAAAGAGTATGGATCCTTTTTAGAGGTCACAACTACTTTTATGTACGTACCAGAGACTTCGCTTGGTTCAACGTTTGCGACTGGGCCGTTTGAGTCGTCGTAGGTCAGTCTTTTAAAGAGCGAGAGAGGGTTGCGAATCTCAGCAAGTTCACGAGTGCTTGTGTCTAGTATATGAAAATATTTGGGGTCGTTGCAGTCTGCCCAAGTAATTTCGTATGGCACTCCAAGATAATGAATGTTGCCGCGACTGCTCTTTGTGTGGTAGTGACCAGACAGCACCATCTCGTATCGAGAAAATAAATCTGCTGGCATGCCGTGACTGACTGCTGGGGCGCCTTTCATCATTTCAAAGCCAGCAAGTTCCAAATGAGCTCCAATTATTGGTGCGTTTGCCTTTTCAATAAAGGCACATGACTCTGCATAGTTTTCAACAGTAATCCATGGCAGCAACGCGACTGAAAGACCGTCATAGTCTTTAACGGTGGGAGACATAATCACGTTTACGTGCTTGCTATGATACTGCAACAACTCAGTCAGACTGCATAGAGAGTTTGTGTTTCTAAAAAACGTGTCATGGTTGCCAGGAATAATATCCATCGTCATGCCATACTCTTCAAGCTTGTCAAGAAACATAGCTCGGTTACGCGACAACACTTTGTAGTTAAGATACTTACGGTGGTCAAAATAGTCGCCGAGATGAAGTATCTGAGTAATGCCTTGAGCCTGACATGTCGGAAAAAAGACCTCAGAATAGAATCGCTCAGTGTAGTCTATAAAGACGTCGCTGCCGTTTTTAACACCAGTATGGGTGTCAGTGAGTATTGCAATTTTCATAGTATAAAGTCATCAAGCGCGCCAACCTTCTCCGAGTCGTCTTTGACTTTTTTCTGGGCCCGTGGCTTTTCGACAGTTTCGGAGAGTTCGTTACATTCCTTATAAAAGGCGTCGTTACGCTGACGCATCTTTTCAACTAGTGACTCGCCATAGTCTGAGTCGTCCTCAAACTCAGCAAAGTTTCCAATGCCTCCCTTTTCAATTAAGAGCTGCTTGATATCAGCCTGCTTCTTTTCTTTCGCGATGCGACGTAAAAATGCATACCACGAGATTTGTGTAAAATATGAAAATGCGTTCGGGTTGCCGGTTCGAGTTGGCTTGTTGATGTCGTAGTTCATAATTGCTTTGATGCAATTTTCAACAGCGTCCATAACCATGTCTTCTCTATAACTATAATTCATAAAGTTTGGACTGCGTGACAGTCCGTTTGCAATCTTCATAAAGCACTCTCCAATATAGTTCGTAATTTGTTGAGGCTCTCGACCGGCGGACTTGTCCTCGGTTACGGCACTTACATATTCAACGACTGCTGCGGAGAAATCTTTATTGTTGACATAGTCATCACCACGTGATTTTCGTTTTGTCTTTTCAGTTTTCATAGCTTCATTATATACTATATTTTGAGAATGTAAATACTTTTTTGTATCTACTTGAATTTTGTTATTTACATAGTTCTAGAAAGTGTGTATAATAATCTATGATTGTTTGATAGTCATCATACATTCTTCCAACGATCTAAAAATATATTCCATAATTCTTCATCAGACTGTGATGAATCTGGTAGATCAATTTCAGGAATGGAATAATCATAATCTTCTGATTCTTCAATTTCATTCTCTTCATTCTCTTTAGAAGACTCAGACATTAGTTGAGCTAGTCTCTGATATATGAGTGCTTCTGTATACTTACGTTTAACAACATCAGTTGTGTCTGATTCAGTCTCTATGCTGCGATCATAGACAATACAATTTTCTGTGTCGTTGCCTGCTACGAGTGGTAGCATTATTTCAGAGTATACGCCAGACTTTACAAGAGCCTTTCTAATTTCTAGAGGGCAATTTAACTGCACTCCGTCTTCATAGGCATGAACAACTTCTCCTATAATCACTTTACCACTCGTTAACGTAAAGACTCTTATGTCTAGATCCTTTACTTTGGTGTATAGTGCATCAATCATGGCAGTTGTATCTCATATAGTTTATGGTTAAACCCTTCTTTCGCATACATTTTAGTGCGCTCTATTGCATGTTGCAGCGTGTAGTTCTTTTTCTTTTTCCAAGAGAAGTTGTCTGATATGTCATAGACTGTTGTTGGTCGACCGTCATCAGACTTTCGTAGTCCTC